GCCAGCAACTGCTGACTCATTTGTATACCCACTAGGTGTAGTAATAGTTACTACCGTGTCAGAAGTTCTAGCTGTTATCTGGTATAGACCTTGAGGGGTCTGTAAGTATGATGCAGTTGTATTTGTAGCAGAAGCATCTATCACCGAAGTAGCAAAGGGCGTTCCTGATGATGCTGTAGCTGTGCGACTTGATCCTGTGCCTGTAGTAGTTACAGTGCCAACGACAAAGGGAGTGGCTGTATATATCTGTCTAGTAATGGTTGTAACAGAGTTCATAGCAACGCTGTCTACACCAGCCCATATTGTGAAGTCATATATCCCAGCATCAAATATAAGCCTATTCAGAGCAACAGTGATAAAAGCAGAGAAAAGCACAGTATTGCTAACTGCTGTACCTGTAATGACCTGCTCTGCTGTTGTTACTGGGATGGACGCAAAGGTAAGAAGAGCTACATCGTTGTTAGCCCCTGCCGCAGTTATAACTGGAGTGGCGTTATAAAATACAACACCCGTTCCCGCTGAGGCTGGGTTTGGCGCAACATTGGTCCAAGCCGTGCCGTTATATCCAAGCAACTGGTTAACCACTGCGGTGCCAATTGATACATCGGATAGATTCTCTAATGGTATTGATATAGCAGCAGAGCCATCAAAAGACACACCTGCTATGTTCCTTGCTGTGGCTAATACTGTTGCAGCTCCTGCTGTAAGACCTGCTGCAGTGCCAGTTATATTAGTACCTGTAAACGCTACTGGAGTACCCAATGCAGTTGCATTGCCTGATGCGTCCAGATTGACTGACTTCTCTGAAGGGTAGGTAACAAATACATCCTTGGTCCCAGCGGCAAATACCAGAGCTGTTGGCTCTGTTGCTGAACTGTTAGATAGAACTGTAGTACGGGCTAGTGTAGTACCGGAAGACGTATAGGTTCCAATGCCTACTTCCCACTCATTAGTCCCTTGTCCTGCGATACAGTAATAAGTGGTGTTTCCATCGCCTACTATGGCAAAGGATTGAAATCCAGTTGCAGCCCCAGCAAGCGTGAATGTGCCATTACCTGCGGTAGTGGAAGTCTCTTTTACTCTGTCAGCTAAGATGAGTGCCATATGTCCCTATTATGGTTGAGTTTTTATCACTTGCCAACCGCCTGTATCTGAAGTATTTATTGTACCCCAAGCAGTACTTTCTGAATTATTTATTGTATCCCAAGTAGTAGATTCTGAGGTATCAATTACTTCCCAGAGCAGCCTACTAGCAAGAGAATCTGAAGCCGCGGCAGATTCTGCAATTAAAGCTGCAAAAGCAGCGGCAGCGGCTGTGGATGAGGTGGCGCTAATTAGCTCCTGTATGCTCGAATGAAACTCCGCCATGCTTTCAATGGCATCAGAAGCAGTAGTGCCTTCACTAATAAATCCGTTAAGGTAGGCTAGGGCAGATGCCTCATCTAGAGCTGTAGCATTCTCATCCACAGCGCTATTAATCTCAATAATTGCAGCGACTTGATCTTCTGCTGTAGCGTTTTCCTGAATTTCTGAACTGAAGTCTACCCCAGAAATTACTTGCTCAGATGCCGCTACCTGCTCTGCTATATCAACTTCAAATGTGGCTTGAGCTGCCGTAGCATCAGAAGCAGAGACAGCCTCTATAACCGCCGAGTTCATGTCCGCTTGAGCAAAGACCTCATCTAGCCCAGTAGCCGACTCATCTATTGCTCCGTTTAAACTCACTGCTGAGAAGACCTGATCTTCTGCTGTGGCGCTCTCTGCTATATCACAAGCAAATATCTCATCCGCACTCACCTGATCTGCAGCCGTTACTGACTCGGCTATATCTACTATAAAGTCTGCTGTAGCAGCAACAGTGTCAGTTGCAGTAACCAACTCATCAATGGCACCTACAAAGTCTGCTTGTGCGGTAGCTTGATCCGTAGCAGCTATTGATTCCTCTATAAAGACAACTAGATCCGCATTAGCCGCAACTGTATCAGCCCCTATAGCAGCCTCATCTATTACCCCATTCAGGCTTACATTTGAATCTACTTGATCCAAAGCAGTAGCGCTCTCAGCAATGGCTGAAGCAAAGTCTTCGCTTGCGCTTACCTGATCTGCTGCGGTGACGGACTCCTCAATCGTTACAGCAAAGTTTGCCGTGGCAGATACTGCATCAGATGCCAATACTTGTTCTGCTATGTTGTTCTCAAATACCGCTTGTGTGAAGACTTGATCTGCTGCTGTGGCAGACTCATCTACATTAGCAAAGGCGTCTAGGTTAGAAACTACCGCATCAGAAGCTGCGGCAGATTCAGCAACAGCCGAAGTAAAGTCCAGCGTAGAGAATACTTGTTCCGATGCCGTTACAGCTTCCTGTATTGTTGAGGCAAAGTCTTCGCTAGCAAACACTTGGTCTGATGCCGTAGCCCCCTCGTCAACCGCAGTCTCAAACGTAGCAAGAGCTTCAACTGTATCTGCTGCCGTAGCCGCTTCGCTAATGTTATTTTGGAACACAGCAAGGGCAGAGACTTGGTCGCTTGCCGTTGTGGACTCTGCAATGCTTCCGGGTAAACTGCGAGTTGCGTCTACTTGATCCGCGCCTGTAGCACTCTCTGCAATGGCTGACGCAAAGTCCTCACTTGAACTTACTTGATCTGCTGCCGTAACGCTCTCATCAACTGCAGTCTCGAATATAGCGAGAGCCTCGACTGTATCGGTCGCAGTAACTGCCTCATTAATATTATTTAAGAATGTAGCAATGGCAGAGACTTGGTCTGTGCCAGTAGCGGTTTCTGCAATATCCGAAGCAAACCCAACAACGGATGACACTTGGTCAGATGCGGTAGAGGATTCTTGTATTGATCCAAGTAGCTCACGGAGGGCTGATACTTGATCAGAGGCTGTAGCAGCCTCATCTATCGCAGAACTAAGGTCAGTGGATGCCGTTGCTGCATCTGTTGCGGTAACCGACTCAATTATGAATACAGAGACGGCAGGACTTGCTGCAATAGAGTCTGACGCAGTAGCAGCTTCATCAATAGAACGGCTTGTGCTTAGATAACCAACTGACTGAGCGTCAGCAGTAACTGATTCTTGTATGGAAGATATTAGATCAACATGTGCAGATACCGCGTCAGCACAGGTTGTTATTTCTTGAATCTCACGATTTGCAGTTGCAGCACTTGATACAGTATCAGAAGCAGAAGCAGACTCACTAATTTCAGCGTTGAGAAAGGCTCCTGCTAGTGACGCAAATGGCGCAGCCGCAAATGATGAGATTCCAAACACATTACGCTTCTGTCAAAGCAGCTTCTGGAAACCAGCGGTTTTGTGAAACGCCGTCAGCATCAGTCCACTCAATATGGTAGAAGAAGTCTCCATCTTCAGTCATACGGAGAGCTTGTACTGGACCTTGAGGAACAGCCGCTTGAACTTTTACGTTCTGACCCTTAGTGAATTTTGTTGCCATTTTTATATCTCCTTATGCAGCGTCAAGGCTGAATGTGTAAGTAACATTCAAAGTATCACCAGCAACTACAGCACGATCACCGGGGGACTGGAAGTCAGAAGCTGAGAACAGAATTCCTGATGTACCTGTATCTACTGAAGTTAAGAAAGCACCAGCAACAGTGCCGCCGGGAGCTGTAATAGCAAATGCACTAGGCGATCCTGAGTTATCAATAACTGAAGGATCGGCAACAGTTGCAGAGCCAAAAGTTACAGCCTTACGGTTGCCAGTGTAGTCTGTGTACTCAGTCCATCCAGCATGTGAAGCCAAGGTATCTGCTGCAACAATGGTTGCAGGACCGGGACCAGTAATCAGACCTAGATACCAAGCTGCGGTATAGGTAGCTCCAGAGAAGTACTTGTCATTCATGTCTTGAAGACCTACGTTAACAACCAGATTTGGGTTCTTTTCTTCCCATTTCAGTTTGCCGTCTTTGTCGATACACTGAATTGTAAATACGCCAGCGCCACCAGCGGCGGAAACTGTCGTCCCACTTAGCAGAACGCTTGCGCCTACTTTATCTACAGAAACTGCTTTATTTGAAATCATTTGAAACTCCTTTATGAAAGTCTAATAATTGCTGAAGTATTGGAAGCGGCTGGAAATTCTACTTGGCCGAACCAAAGTATAAAACACAAACCGCTGCACCACCAACCTTATAAATAAGCGCTCCGCGAGCGGTCAATGCACTTGTCCACGAGGTATTGGTGAAGGTGATAAATGCGGTCCCGTCCAGTATGCTCAAGGTTGGAGACAGGACATTACCACCGGCAGTATACCCAGTCGCTACAACCTCGCCAACGGTTGTATAGGCAGCGGTATCCTGATCAAGAGTTGATGCATTAGTATACAGCGCTATCTTGAATACGTTTGTTGTGCCAACACCAAAATCAAAGTTCCCATCAAGAACTCCTGATTTGAATACGTCACAGGTAAAGTTTCCAGTAAATGGCATTATTTAACCGGTATCCGTACTTGCCCAGATCTGTAAGCATCCTGTCTTTCCATGCCATCACCCAGACGTTTAGCTAGTGCCAATGCTTCATTATATCTGGAAACGTAATTTTCCATAACGTCTTTGTCTGACTTCATGAACGCTGCTGCTTCTAGCATCGCGCCATAAAGCAGGACACTATAAAAGTTATCCCCAAGCCATGTTGTATTTGCTGTAACAATTGATTCAGGGTAGTAATAGTAATGAAGCTCTACGTCATAGGCTAAATCAGGGGTTGGTCCAAGAATGAATGACAGTTCATTCGTTATGATAGGTGGCGCATCGTTAGTGGTTGTTGGTCCAAACAGGGCATAGTATTGCGGCTTTCCCGTATCTGTCTTGATAGGGTAAGCAGCCCGTATGAAGTTAACATCCTTGTTAAGCAAGAAATCATACGCATCAGTGACTGTGTCTATAACAGCCATTGAGTAAACCGCCAGAAAATCTCCGGGCGCTGACAGATATTGATTATTAGCGGTTAATACCCCAGTGACATTCTTTCGTATTGAAGGGAACTGAACGCTGTTATATATCCGCTGCTCCGCCTGATCAATGAATGTATTGATCTGTTGGGTAGACGTAAAGCTACTGACTGTTTGTGGGAACTCATTCTCACAATATGCCTTAATCGTCTGCGATAGTTCCGTGTAATTCATTAGCCCATCTTCTTCGAGTGACCAGTGCCTTTAGTAGCGGCTCCAGTACCACGGGTCTTCTGGATCTGTGTGTTAGGGATATTGTTTGGATATCCGTTATTACCCAGATCCTTTTCTGATAACCCAGTAATCGGCTTTGGCTGACTAGGGTTAACGCTAGATGCTTTTTCTGGAATAGCCATTATTTGCTCCCAGAGTTCTTGTACTTGAAAGAAGAGACCTTCTGATTAGCAACCTTAGCCAATCCGCGACCCAAATCTTTCATTTGCAGGTTGGTCTTTCCGCCTTTACGGAATTTCTTAACTGCAGTTCCTGCCGAAGGCTTACCGGCTGCGATTATAATCTTCATGTTAACTCCTAAGTTGTGACTACTGTTACTGTTCCTAGCTGGAATGATAAAGCTAGATAGTTCGGTGTTAGCCCTACATCGTTTGCTCTAGAACCTCCAACAGGAGCGTAGCCCCACTGGATAATTCTACTTCCGCCTTCAGGATAGCCGTTTTCATCAACAGCCGTTCCTGACCCATTAACCAATTGTAACCCGCTATTACCAGACTGCAAATAGCTTAAATCCTTTCTAGGATTCCTTACAGCCTGCGGATCATCAATTGGATACATCCCAAGCTGTAACTGAGGCTGATCCGGTTCCCAGCATTCAGGACAAACAATTATATTAACTTGCTTTGTCTTGATGATCAAAGCCTTTAGCTGTGTTAGCTTGAACCTAAACCCGCATCGATCACACTCTGCAATCGAGTTCTTGGCGGACGCAAACCTATTACCCACAAATATAAGCCCTGCGAGGGACAAATCTCACTGGAGACTTGTCTCTATCTTCTTCAGCAGCAAACTTCCACTGTTCCTCATACTGGTCCTTTAGGGACTGTATGCGGTCTGGAGCTATCTTAACGGCGAGGTAGTATGCCAAGCCAGCAATCAGGCAGGTAAGGAACCTGAAGGGTATGTCTTGGGTGTTAATACCATTGCCTGCGTCTTGTATCCTGCGTAAGCGCCAGTAGACGAACGTGTAGTAATCGCTCTGATCTGGGGCTGGATATACATAAATCTGAGGATGGTCTACCCCAGTAGTGGGGTCTGTGCCTTCTGGTCTGCCACCTATTGGGTAGGTGGCTCCTGACTGGCGGTTAACCCACAATTGAATAGGACGACCAGTTGAGTTCTTGTTAGGGATGGTTGCGTATGTAGATACGCTAATACGGGTTATAGACAAGTCCTGCTGACTTGAACCCGTTCCTACCCTTGTTACATGTTCTAGAAGATCTATCGTATCAACAGGCAGATTGTATGAGACCTGATTAAGAACTAACGGTATCTCACCCTCTTCAATCGTCCACAGGTTTATCCCCCGGTTAGCCCATTCGACCGTCAGGAGGTTTAAACTGCGTCTTGCTGTGCGGATATCATAACCCGTGCGTAGCTCTGCCCCGCAGCGCTCAAACGCTTCCTCAATGATGTTAGTGAGGTCTAGGTTAGATGATGCTGTGCCTGATGTGGTCATTTAGCATTTCCATGCCCGAAGGCTTTTGTTTATGCGGCTATTGGGATCATTTGCCGTCTTAGCGGATGTCAGCTTCTTTTTCATTCCTGACATTCTGGCACAGAATGACTTCTTGCGGCTTCCACCTTCTGGCTGCGGAGCCTTCAATCCGGGCTTGTCTGGATTGGCTGCGTTATATGAGGCTCGTCCTTTGGCGTTTAAACCGCCTTTCTCAGACTTGCCTTCTTTGCGTTGCCATGCGGGGGTCTTAGCCATTATCTGTACCCTGCTGTTTTCTTTGCAATAGTCTTGGGTTGAGCCACAAACTGCTTGCCTGCTGCCTTGCCTGCACGTTTTGCACGGGTGGTTGCTGCGTACTCTGCTGGGCTTAAAGACTTTATCGCTGCCTCTGGCAAATACCGCTCTCCTGTCTTAGAGGAGGGTTTCCCTGACTTGGTGCGCCATTTCTGATCACCCCAATCTTTCAGGGATTTCTGTGGAGCTTTAATCACGATACCCGCCGCCAGCAGCCTTATATTTCTTGGCTACAAGTTGAGCCTTTCTAGCTGACCATTCCCCAGCGCCAGTACCTTGAGTTGCCGATGCCTTTACCTGAGACACAATCTTCTTGCGAAGGGTAGGCTTTGTGTAATTACCAGCGGCATTAACTTTGCTCTTAGCCATTATAGAGTCTCTATAATAAGTTACTTCTTATTTACAATTGGCTTCTTAACATAAAGCTCTCTGAAGCGTTCTGCCTCAATAGACTTCATGTCTCTACGTTCTTCTG